CCTTCGATAACATAGTATGTATCAGCGGATGACATATTGTTGACCCTTGCCACAGAATAGTCGCCAGTACCATTGTCTATTAAACTTCCGCAATTTAGCGAGTCATCAATGGCGGCAGTTCCAGTTCCATCAATTCTAACCCAAGCCTTCGCCAACCCCTGCTGCAACTGCATAGTCGCCGCACCGCCTTCAGAGGTCACTGTGATGTCACCAGCGGATGTCTTGCCTGTCAGGTTGTCTGCAATAACGGTACTCATGCTAGGTCTCCAAAATTAGCAACGCCGTAAAACGATGGGTCAGCAAGTGAACCATTCTGATACACCCAAATTTGTGTAGCAGATGCCGTGCTATCATCATAAACGCATTGCACAAAGTATGCGCCAGTTCCAGATGCAGAAGAATGTTGTACTCCTGCTACAATATTATAATTTCCATCGGACATTGCAGACGAAAGATTAAAAGTAACCTTTCCTGTTGCCGTGTCTGAAATGCTGGATACGTTGAGCGCACCAGTTCGGGATGCGGCGGCGGCATTAGTGCTTGCTTGCATTTTAGCCGCACTCTGCTTAGTCAACGTGACGGGGCTGGTGCCATCAGCCGCAACCAGTGTATCTGCTTTTAATGTACTCATCTAAACCACCGTCCAAGTCTCACCAGTGCCTACCGTGACAGTGATGCCTGAGTTGATTGTAATCGGGCCAGCCGACATAGCATTCTTGCCATCGGTGATTGTGTAATCAGCAGTCACCGTCTGCCCGTTCTCGTAGAATATCTGGTCACTACCGCCGCCCGTTGCGCCAGCCGCAATGCCTGTCAGGGCAGAGCCGTCACCAGCAACAGCATTTGCTGTCAAAGTGCCAACCACAGTTACATTGGTTGTGCCTGTCGGAATTTTTATAACATCAGTATCAGCATCGTTCTTGATGGTGACATCGTTTGTCGAGCCTTGTCCTGTCAGGATAAGACCCTCTGCCGCAGTGTAGCCAATTGCAGCATTATCCCCTGCCGCCGTATCTGTCGTAGCTTCAACCGTGCCGCCAGTGATGACGCCTGTCGTGGTGATTGCAGAAGCACCGTTGTCGATTGCGCCAAAGCCGCTAGTGATGCTGCCAGAGTTTAGTGCGCCTGTTGTGACGAGGTTAGGCATTGCCGTGATTTCGTCATCAAAGTAGGCAGCTAGGTCTGTGACTGCTACCTGCTTCATTGTCCCAGCATCGTTGAATACAACACGGTCAGCGTCTGCCACAGTAGTCGATGACGCAGAGGTGTCACCATCCATGATGTTCAGCTCTGTTGTTGTAGCCGTTGTTCCGACTGTTAGCTCTTGAAATGCAGAACCGTTGTAAATACGCCCGACATTGGTTGAGGTATTGAAATACCAATCACCAGCATTTAGTGCATCGCCGTCATTGTCAGTGCTTGGGTCGCTAGACTTTGCACCCAGGTAAACATCATCGAAAGCATCCAGCGAAGCTGCCGCAGAGGTGGCTGATGCGGCGGCATCAGTAGCAGAGCTTGCACTAGCGGTAGCAGAGTTCGCGCTATTAGTAGCTTGGGTCGAGGCTGTTGAAGCGCTTGTCGAGGCATTTGATGCCTGAGTAGATGCCGTTGAGGCACTGGATGCGGCTGCTGTTGCGCTTGATGCCGCAGCAGTGGCAGATGACGCGGCTGATACAGCATCAACTAATAATGCCCAGTGGTCTGTGTCTGTAAGAACATCACCGATTGCGGAGTCGGCTACACAAATATATATGTTGTTGAGTTGTGCTGTTGTTGTGGACTTTACAATGTCGCGCTGTACAAAAGCCGCCGTTGTTGTTGTGGCGCTGTTGCCTTTAAAAGTACCAAGCTCTTGAGTGACGCTAATCTCACCACTGCTATCAAACGCCAAGATTTTATTCGCACGGTCAGTAGCACCAACAGTAAACTCTGTTGAAGTCATAGTGTTTGTGCGTGATAGCTTGATAGCGCGGTCTAGTTCTTCTTGCTGCTGTTGCGCAATGAATGTCAGATTGTCCAGCGCATCTTCGTGTGAAGCGGCTGGGAACGGGTCGTTAGGAGTATAGTCTGTTGTCTGTGTAAGCGGTGACGCACGGCGTATAACCACAGTAATGCCGGATGCAGGGGCTGTTACAAAGGTTACGTTACCGCCTGACGTATTACCCACACCCGATACAGTGTAGTTTGTTGTGATTGACTGCACCGCCTCTGCGCCAGTCGCGTCAGTACGCAGGATAACTGTAAGGTCATCCTCGTCAAACACCTTGAAGCCGTAAGCAAACACGGTGGTGCTGCCGTTGCCGGAATAACTATTCTTTGTAGTTGTGCTGCTTACAGTCATTTCTTACTCCTTAGAGCCTTTATACATTATTTTCGTGCTTGTTTCTACTGTACCTTAGTCGTCTCAGGGCGCATCTCTACCAGCTTGTTTAGAGCGTTCTTTATGCCAATAGCGTTTTGGAACGGAACTAATGTGTTTAATGCACGTTGTTGGCCTTGTGAAAACTGCAAATCTGGGTTTAGCAAAGAACGTGACACTGCCTGTGCTGTACCTAGTCCCTTAGATATTAGCTGCACAGTTGGTATGCCGCTTATAAGATTTGTGTCTAGCTGCGTTGAACGGTACGCAAATACGGGGTCATCAGTAAAGAACGCGCCTCCTGTGTCCACAAGGGACGGGAACAAGGATGCCCAAGAGCTACGCTGGAATGATGCTTTGCCTATTGCCTCCAACGAAAGCATTTTTTCTAAATACTCTTCCTTGTCTTCCCTAAACTGCGCGTTCGCCTGTACTTGAGCCATATATCCTAGACTTGCAAACGCAACGGAGCCTGCCATTGCTGAATAACCGCGAAAATCGTTGGCTTTAATATTGTGCAAAAATTGTTTTGCCCACGACACCAGCATAAATGACCTAAACTGAGTTAGGATTTGCCCCATTGTAGAGGTCATGTAAAGATTTAAATTTCCAACATCGTTTTGCTGAATGCCCCGCCTTGTCATTCTTGTTATAGCCGCAAAGAAAACATGACGGGCTTCAACATCATCCCAGGCATTTGCGTTAATATCTTTTATTTTGTAGTTACGAAACACAGAAGACTTCTGTGTTATAGCGTGGGCGCGTATCTGATTTTGTACACGCTCTGCCATTTCTTCGCTCATGCCTAAGCCAGCCAACCGTTTGCGAGACATTTTCCTTGCCTTAAATGCAAGGTCTGTCATGGTTTGAACGGCGCAACGTGCGGCTATACGCTCAAGCATTAGAGTGACAGGGGCCATTCCAGAAGCGTCAGCCGTAAGCCTTTTTGCTGGCGCGGCTAAAAATAACGCCTTGTCAATCCAGTCGCCCCTGCCTTCACTAAACACACCGATAGTATCTGCCCTGTTCATGGCTTGATTTATATTTCTATCTGCACTGATTCCAGTGGCAGCAATAACATCACGAATTACAGGGTCTTCTATCTTGCCGTCACGCGCTCTTTTTAGCATTGACCTAACTGCTGGCACAGCTTGTAACACACCCCTTAGACCCCCAATGCTTAGTGCGTTGCCCAGCTCACCTACTTGTGTAAACCCGACTTGGTTCATTAAGCGAATAAAATTGTAATCTTGCAACAGTCTTGATGACCTTGCATAAGTGCCAGTGGGGTCTGCCGCTAAAGGCATTCTCCTGTTAATTATAGCGTTGTAAATTGTTTGAGCTACAAGGTTTTCTTGTTCTGCGCGAGGTTTCCCAGCGTTGCCAAGCATTGACTCAGCTTCAGCAAGGTTCTGGTCAAGCATTTTGTTAAATGTAGTCTCGTCTTTGATGCCTACTTGCGCCAACGCAATTCTGCCAGACATGCCGCCAGCATAAGATGTAAATACCTGTTCAGCATCTCTCTCTTGCAAATCTTTTAGCCGGAACACTTCTTCTGTTTTTGTCTGCTTATTAAAAGCAGGGACAGTTTCATTCATGTCAAACCGCAGCCTACGCTTTAGCCTTGCTGGTGTGCCGTCAGGTCGCCGTTGAAATAAATCTAACAAACGGTCAGCTTCTTCTGGCGTCATAAACTCTTCTTCAACTAAGATGCTCCGCATAGACTCTGTTTGGTCTGTCGTAAACAATCTGGCTGCACCAGAATCCATGCCTGCTTCGCTACGCCTAATCTTATCAAGCATATGTTTTGCAATCATGCTTGCCGCGTCTTCGTTTAACTCATCTGTTGCCGCCATAAGAGAACGGGTTAACAAATTCTTTACAACCTTGGTGCCATAACGATGCGTAGCCTCACCAAACTTAAATGAATCCCAGAGATGGCTGAAGTACGTCAGGTCTTCTGGAATGTTATCCGCGCCACGAACGCCGGAGTCCTTCATGCTTCCCAAAAGGGTGCGTTGTAGTTCTGCTTGCTTTTGCGCGGCACGGCGAACGGCGGGGTGGAATGGCAAGTTGGGGTTTTCTATAGAGTCAGCCACTAACTCCATAAACTGTCTGCGCGGCACGTTCATAGTTCTTTTAAAATAACCAGTAACGCCCGTGAAGCCTTCTGACTTTGCCCACTCTTTGTACGCTGGGTTTACGGTATCGTAATAGTCATTAAGGGTGGCCTTAAATATGTTTGTCTTTATAAGGTCTGCGCTGGGTGCGATGACCTGCGTTGGGTCTTTGCGAAACCCTAAAGGGTCTTCTGGCAGCAGCCTGCCCAATAGGTTGCCTGTAGGTTGCTTTGAGCCTAATAAGAACCCCGCCATGTCAAACCGCAATGGCACTTTCCCAAAAATTTTTTCTATAGCTGGGTCTTGCCTTTCGCCGCTTAAATCTAACGCCTCGTCTAAATCGGCTCGTAACTCACCTACTTGTATCGGCCTGTCAAACGGGTTTTCAGCCGCGCCTACTGAACGGTCAATGGTTTCGGCAGAGCCTTCCCCAACAATTTCCCTGTTAACTGCCGTAACAATCTCATGTTGTTGCGCGATATCTGCATCTTTAGAAATCTTGGAAAGCGCTGCGTCAAACTCATCCCCCTTTGCGCCTTTACCAAAAGAAGACAATGCACCGCCAAGAACAAGGCCAGCACTAGCTGAGTACAAAACGTCATACGGGTCTTTAACTGCATTCTGGCTAACAATGTAGCCCTCAATCATAGCATTTGTTGCAGCCGCAGCCGTACCACCCCTAAATGCACGTTGTAGTCTTGATAGTTTGTTGCCCCATATCAAAGGTGCAGCGACACCCTCTGTGGCAATACTAAGGCCAATAGCGGCAGGGTCAGATAAAGCTACGCCAAACCTTACAGCAACGCCTCCCCAGCCTAACGATGATAATTTCTTGTCGTTCTCAAGAGACTTAAATGCCTCCTCCCTAAGAGAATTAAGATGCGCTTGGCTAACCGCATCTTCTACAAATCCATGGTAGTCCTCTGGCAAACCAGATGTAGCTCTTTGATATTCCTCTGGTGTAAGAGAAAAGTCTACGTCAGGCAGAAACTCCTCTCTCTCCCGCATAGCCCAAGACATAATCCAGTCTTCATCAAAAGACGCTCTTATTGCTTCGCCGTATGTAGACCTAGCCTCGCCTGCTGCACGTTCCGCTGCCCGTTCTGCTGCGCGGCGCTCGAATGCGAATATAGGTTGTGATGGGCGCAAGAAAGTCTCTTCCTGCACGGGTGGTTCTGGCTCTGTAACAACTTTGGGTGGAAGCTCAGGCTGTGGCGTTACCGCCGCTTCCGGCTCTGCTCGTTGTAGCATGTCTAACGGTGCCGCTTCCGGCTCTGCCATAACCTGTGGGACTTGGCGCTCTTCCAAAAGGTCTAGCTGGGCTTCCTCTCCGGCAGGCACAGGCGGCTGCTGCCTTTCCTCTAGAATATCAACAGTAGTGTCGTCAACACTCTCTACTGGCTTTTGAGGCTGTTCTAATATGCCTAAGTTTTCTTCTACCTGCGCGCCAATAACGTCTTGGTTTGCAATGCTTCTGGCCTCTATGATGCTAATAGGCTCTTCTTGCCCAGCCTCAACCAAACGCTTTACCCTCTTAGCCCGTGCATCTGGCGATGGTGGTATCGCAGAAACAGTGCGTTGTTGCTTTGTTGGTGCAGACGCACTAGCAATTATTGTTTCTTTGTTTTCCGGCGTAATAGGAGTATCGCCAAAGACCTCGGCTCTAGCCTGTTCAAGCGTTGTATCTTTAGGAAGTTGCACAGATGACAAGGCAAGCGCTTCCTCTAACATAGCAGGCGCTGTATATAATTTTGTTAGGGCAGATGTCGGGCCGTTCTCGAACGCAATAGCCGCCTTTACAACTTCTGTTAAATCAGCGTTAGATACGTTTGACTTGCCTACCTCTTGACGTACAAAAGCAACGTATTTGTCTGTTGGATTGTTATCAGAAGGAGGCGCGTACTCTGTTAATATTGCGGCTAAGTCACCTTTGTGCCGTTTAATCTTTGTGCGAAAGTCCATGTGCATTGCACGGACACCCAACTCAGGGCTACTAAACACAACGTATTTGCTACCATCCTTGCCATAATAAAACTCACCCGTTTCCCCAGCGTAGTTTTGGCCTGGACGAATATTGCCAGGATTATTGTAACTCTGGCTCATCTAGTCCCTCCAAAGCCTACTTGTCCACTTAGCTGCTCATCTACCTCTTCTAGCTTTTCCATTGCTTTAAGAGGGGCTTTTAGTTCCTCAGAAGTTAGTCTAAAACTGCGATGAGGCTTCAGAAGACGTAACTTCATCGACTCAGCCTGATAATTTGTTAAGCCCTCAAAGCGGCCCGTGCGCAACCGAAACTCTGTTTCTACCCTATTAACAAAATTAATCTCTTCGACCTTTGCGCTTGTTATTAGTCTTTGGTCTGCCTTTTCGGTAACAACAAAATCATTAAGCTCTGACTTAGTAAACTCAGGAATTGTGCCGTCTTCTAGCTGCACAGGGTAGCCGCCGCCCGACACTAGCATCCAACGGTCAGTTGTGCCTTGTACATTAGCTATTGAAAGCTCATCGCTATCATAGTTTTCAGAGATTTCTGGGTAACGGACGTAAACACTTCTAACAGCCATTGTTGCCATCTCTTCAATGTTAACTGGCAGGTCTCTTGTTTTGGCTATCATAACATTTCTAACCCGAACGTGAGCGTCACCGTAATCCTTCGCCGCCAACTCAACCGCTTCTTTCGGGTCTACCCCTAAGGCAATGTATTCTTTAGTTAACCTGGTAACATTAGCCACAATAGCTGAAGTATCTTGAACCGTAAATTCTTCTTCCCTACCAAGGCCAGGAATGTATTCGTACCAAGAGTATTCTGCCGACTGCGAATCTGCTACAGACTCTACTTGTTCCTGCACTAATTTGTACGAGGCTTCTACTTGTATCTCGTCACGCTGTTGCTGCATTATTCGTACTGCGCGAGCCGAACCAAAGTAAGGCTCAAGGGTAAGGAATGACTCATATATCTTCTTCTGTTCGCCGCCAACGTGATTTGATACCACCCCTTTACCAGCAAGTTTCATTTGCCTGTAAAGCTCTGCTCCTGCAAAAACATCGGCTGCTTCGGCAGATTCAGGGTCAAAATTTGGATTTGTCATGCGGTTGGCGCTGGCATTTAGTATGTTAGAAAACCGTTCATACGTTGCATTGTTTTTCGATAGCAGGCTGATTTGCTTCGGTACATTGTTTGCATGTATCGCCATAACACTATCAACAACAGCCTTTACCTCAGGGTCTTTTAGAGTATCTACTACAAACTTGAAATCGCCGTTAGAAAACACGTTTGCCATAGTAGTAAGATTAGCGTCTTCAACAGCGCCTTTGCGTAGATTCTTACGAGCCGTTGCTATACTTGACAATACCTTAGCCGCAGACGCACCATCTGCCCCTGGGCGCATTGAAAGCGGTGTTCTTCCTCCAAGTTGAGCATTAAGTATTGCTTCAGCAGCGTCAAGTCTACCTAATAAGTCAGGCATCATGTTGCCTGTAACAGAACCTTCGGTAACAGCGTTTGTAACTGCCTCTTGAAGAAGCCCAGCGTGGGTCAAAGCCACGTTGTCTAAGTCGTCAGCATCCTTACCCGTCATCGCCATGTTTTCTGGTGTGTACATAGCGTTAACATTTGTTACAGCCGCAGTAACGCCACCTTCAGAATCGTAGCTATCTTGTAAGGTAAATATTTGATTGTTGGTTACGACATCTTCTAGGTTCTTCTGGTTCCTAGACAGGGTTTCTAAAAGAAGCCCCTTGTCACTCTCTTTGAACACAGAAAAATCTATCGCAGCGCTCTCTCCGCCAGCGTTAGTAAACTCATAAACACCATCTTTAAGAATGGCGTCTCTTATTTCATCTGTTTCTGTCAGAGGTATTTCGGCCCTGTTTATTGTTGTTGAAGCAAACTCAATATTATCGTCTCTTATCCTTGTCTTTGCTTGGTTGCTATCAGTCTGCAGCGCCTCACGAACAGGCTGTGTAATACGGGGGTCGCTGTTTATAGAATTTAGTATTTCTTCTCTAGCCGCATCATCAGTTACAGCAGCTAGCTGTCGGGCGTAATCTTGAGATACTAACTGGGCTGTAACCCCGTTTTGCGTGTACTTTATTTTTAGCCCTGACTCAGAGGCATTTGTAAATTGCTCACTGATAATATTCTCAAGACGAACACGCTCTGGGTGCATCTCTGGATACAGGGCCGCTTGCTGTATAGATGTTTCAATCGTGGCTTCTGATGCTGTCTTTCTAGCAAACTGCCCTCTGTCGAATGCCCTGTTGGAGCCAGTGCTGCGCTGCGCTCTGATGCTGTTGTTAATTGCGTTCGTCACAAGGTCTAATCGGCGCTTTGTGTAGCCTTTGGACTGCAAGCCTTGCACAAGAGTTTCTCTGTGCGTATCAAAGTTTGCGTTAAAGCCTGTGGTATCTGTGTCTTGGTTTTGCTCAAGAAACGCAGAGGTTGCCATAACAGCAGCGTCTGCTTCCTCTGACACAATACGGTTGTCTTCTGCTTGCTTTTCAGCCATTGCAAAGTCAAAATCAATCTTTGATTTCTGCGCTTCAAAACGCTGTTTGTTTTCTGCGTATGCTAGACCTGCCTTTCCTACCTGCTGCCCAAGCCCAATCAAAGCCTGTGAGGGGGCAGTAAACGCAGCAACAGAAGCCCGTGGCCCTGTTTGCCCTACGGGTGATTTAACAAGCGAACCAGCGCCTTCTGCGTACAATGGAATCTTAGGCATATCTACTTCGCAATCTCTCTATTGTAATATTTTTGTTGTAATGCAAACGTGTCTTGCTGCTGTTGATACTGTTGGTACGAGGATGCGCCAGATAGAATACTGCCGTATGCAGCCGTCCTAGATGCGGCTGCTCGCGCTCTTCCTTCCGCCCTAGACATTGCTGCCTCTGCCTCTTTTGCTGTAGACTCGATGTCGGCGGCATATTGTATTTTTAAGGCATCAACTTCGGTGTTAAACTTCGCATCACGCAATGCTTCTAGTGGACTGCCCGACATCTGTATGCCAGACGCAGCAGTTGCCACGCGCTGTGTAGCTTGTAGGCGGTCAGAGTTACGCCGCAGGCCAGCCTCTTCTGCGGCCTTGCGTTGCAACAAAAGCACACGCTCATTCTCAGCCATCTTTGCATTAAAGTCGCCAACCTGACGGGCAGTCTTAGCCGCCTGCATGTTGCCCTTAAAACCAAGAACGGCACTTCCTACTATTGCTGCGGTTACTGGTTCCATTACGATACTCTCGCCATTCTATAATAATCTGTGCCATCAGGCCCGTACTTGCGCATCAAGCCTTCGTTCTCAAAACCCAGCCAACGGGCAAACCGTACAGAGCGCGGGTCAGTAGCATTGATACTTGCCTGCATACGCTGGATGTTTGCTTCGTCCATAATAACATCAAAGAACTCATCCGCATATCTAGCAACAGTTTTCGGCATTGAGTAAGCATGTTTAGACATAACTAGCCAACCCTCTCCTACTCCTTGCCACATAACATGCACCCCGCCCATCATCACAATCTTGCCATCTTTCCTAGCAGTAAAGCCCACTATGTTTTGATAGCCCTCAAAGCCTGCCTTTTCTGCTGGTGACATCTCGTACTCTAACTCAATCTCCTCAATATCACCTTTTTGGAAATAACCAACATCAAGCATCGAATGTATTAGACCTCCGCACAATCGCTAACACTGTCATTGGCAGAGGCTGGTTCTGCCGGATAACAACCCGCGCATCATTGTCATACCCAGACGGGAAGAAGATTTCTTTGTCACCGCTAAACAATGGAATGGCAGTGTCCATGTCCATACTACTGTCGCGGAATGGCAGACGGTCTAGGTTGTTTACATCAGGGCCAATCTCTGCACCCACAGACTTAAAAAACCGTGCTGTTACACCGTGGATACGCTTAATCTTACCCTGTGCAATTCCATCATCTGCACCAGCTTCCATGCGCAATGTTTCTACAATAGACGAGTAGCTATAGCCGACATGAACCTTCGAGGAACTCCTGTCTAGCGTAATGCTGCCGCCACTAACAGTCTTATCAGCATGAGCCGCGCCATCAGCAAGGATAGCGACAGTCTCGCCCTCAAGGTGGTTTAGCCCTGTAATAGTGGTTGTTGCGCTACCGCTATATGTAAGGCCGCTATCAACGTAGAAAGCATCCCCGACATCATCACCAAAATCTATTGTCGTTAAAGTTTCGATGTGGCGCACAGTAGCCCCGTTTATAGTGCGCTTTACCGAAAGATAAACTTGGTCTTCTGCCCCGCTTGGTATAGCTGTAATGCTTTCCACAATTCCAGAGCCGCCAAGGTCGTGGTCGTGCCAGCCGACTGCGCCGTTTGCACGGTCATAAGTAAGGCCAATAAGACCGCCATCACTGTGTACGAACCACAGGATAAGCTCAGGCTCTTGCTGCCAAATCATATCAGTCAACCCGCCGCGTGGCAGATGGTCAGCTAGGATGGACAAATCAACACCTAGCAACCCGTCAGTGTCTAAGTCAAAGGTAATCTCTTTAACCTTCTCAAGCCCCTTCTGGATTAGAATGGTACTGTTGCCTGCTCGTAACGGGCGAATGTCAGATGAGCCAAATGTAGTTTCGCGCAACACATTAATGTTGGTAGGCGTTACGGGGGTGGTTCCTGTCCCGCCAGATAGAGTAAACTCTGAGCTAGTCGTCAGCACTTGAAGAAAACGTGCAGGCAAAAGATGTTTGATAACATTGACTTGGTCAGACGCAATCGTAATGTTTACGGCGGCATCGTCTTCTGTGCCAGGTGTGTGGTTCTCAAAGTCTGCTGTTACTGACCCAAATATAGATTGAGGCTGATGTGTTGTGCCAGCAAGGTAAAGGCGCTCCTCGTAAAAACCTATTGCCCTTGGGTAGCCCCTTTTTATGCTAAAGGCACCTTCTGACCATTGCGTAGTTCCGGCAGTAGCCACGGCAGGCAACACAAGAAAGTTATGTTCTTGTACGTTTGCTGTGGCTGAAGTAGCGCTTCCTACAGCAGTTATTTTAACAAATCCAGTACCACTATGTTGATACTGCCAAGTAATTACACCGTATGTCTCAGAGCCTTCCAAGTGAACTGGCGGTTGATTGCCTGATGTGTCGCTGCCTGAGTCTGTCTTCTTGTAGAGGTTCCCATTGAAATGCACTAAATCATTTTGTGCATAAGCTGTTGATGCCGCCCATGCCTCATGCCCAATCTCAACATTTTCCCTAAACTGGAATATCGCACCTACATGGCCTGACTCAAACAAGCTAGCAGATGCAGTTAATGTAATGCCTGTGCCAGTATTTGCGCTAGCTGTAATTGTAGTGTCAGTAATGTTTTCGTCTAGGTAAGGGCCATCAACAAAGTCTATGTCAGCCAAAGTAAAGCTAGTCGCTGTGGTGCGTGTAAGTTTTGCAGGCTCATGGTCTTTATGAACTAAAAAAAGTACGTCTGCTGACTGGGCATGATTAAGCTCGAATATATCTGTGGCGTTATATGTGGTTGTGACCTCCACAATTTTACCAGCCGTGCCGCCGGACGAGTAAGTTGTATAAGCGCTGCTGTCTACGCCGGATAATTGAAACGTATTAGTTGTTGCGCCAGCTACAGTAAATTCTAGGTTGTTTACCTGAGTCATACCCACAACACTGCTAATAAACACCCTATCTCCGTTTGAGAAGCCATGAGAATTAGACGTTACAACTGCTGGGTTAGCCTTAGTGATTGCTGTAATGGTTTTAACGGCCTCTGTTAGTATGCCGCCATCTTTGAAGAACCGTATATAATTAACACCAAACTCAAGCACATATGCTTGCTCATCACTAAACTCAAAGTTAATAAGCCTTACTTTGCCGCCGTCCTTTGACCTGCCAGCAAACTTAGTGCCTGGCCTGCGTGTCGTGCCACCCTGCGGAAACACCAGCATGTTCTGCAAGGTTTGCGCAGCCTCGTTGTACTTTTGCAAGTCAATGCGGCCTTCCAGACGCGGAGACAATTCGCCAGCGCGGAAGTTGGTAACAATACTAGATACACGCGCCATCTTAGAACCTTATGTTTACAAAGTCGTCTGCAATAATCTTGTCTGGCTGGCCTTCCATCGCATCCATAGAACGTGCTTCGCGGATGCGTGTTTCGTATAAACTAAACATCTGCTGCGCAATACTGTTGCTGCCTGTAATTGCATAAGCAGTCTCAGAGGCCAATCTGTGCGCTATTGTGCTAGATAACAGCGCATCGTACTGCTCTGTATCTGTTACCCGTGAAACATATATAATCTTGCATGTTTCTTCATTGCTAAGGATTTTGCGGCCTTCAATCTTGTACATAACTTGGCTGTCATACGGTGTAAGCTCATTGTCTACATTTACGTTCCAGAAAGACAGCACCCGTAAACAGTATGGGTCATTTGGGAGTGTGTACTGAAAGCTAAATCCAAAAGCAGGCGTTGCGCTGTCTTGCGCTAAATCAGCACGGGCAATCGCTGCATTCCAAGGATGCGCCCGAAGAACAGCGTCACGCACAGTTTCAAAGCGGCGGTTACACAATCTGGCTTCTTTGGAGTTTTCAGTTAGCGAGGTAATAGTTGCAGCACCAAGCAAGTCCATAGCCTCGTTACAAATATCAACTACTGATGGCATCTCGTACCAACCTCTCTACATTTATCAATACACCTTGGCTCGCACCGTTATCACCGCCTCTGATTATGCGGCCTTCTTTGTATGCCTGCCTAGCTAGTATCTTTAGCTTAACCGTTGGCAATAATACCACAGTTTCCTCGCCAAGTATAAACGCCCAGTATTGCGCCTGTGTAGTCGCTATTCCAGACGGTTTCTTTCTACAAAAAAACTCCACAAACACATTCCCAGTTTGCGAAGCCATAAAATCACGTTTCACCTCTATAGGTACATTTTCTAAAAGCTCTCCTAGCCACTGTTCTTGTAGCTGACCAACTTTTAAATCCCAACGAAAATCGTTGTTTTGTTCCATGCGCCCCCTTGGAAAGAAGGGGCGGTTTCCCGCCCCCTCAGTGCTAGTTTACAACGTACTCAATGATAAATGCCATGTCGCCAGCCGTTCCACCAGTTGCGTCAAATGTAGCCGCAATATAGTAGAACCCGCCTGGGTCAGTGCTATCACCAGCCATTGTGTATAGCTGTTGCCCAGTAGTGTTAAGGTCAGCCGCCTCGTAACGTAGCTCTGCTATTGCTGCGCCATCGGCAACAGAAGTAGCAAAGAAGTCAATGTCTTTTACTCCACCAGCATCTGTGTAGATGCCAACATCATAAGTACAGCTACCACCAAGGGCATCTGTGCCTACGCGCAAAGACATAATAGTTGCGTTACTAGGAACTGGCGCAAGCATAACAACATCGCCGTTAGTGCTATCACCAGCAAGCAAAGCAACATTACCTTGAGCTATACGGACAACGCCTTGTAGCTCTTGGGCTTTATTAGCAACTTGAGGGGAAGCCTCAAGATTTGCTACTAAGTCTGAATTTCTAGTAGTCATCTCTAGCTCCTATCAGTCTGGGGTTTCGTCACAGAAGATTTGCACAACTTTAGACTCTTCCATCCGCACAGCACCAACGCTCATGCAATAGTAGACCTGTGTTGCGTAACCTTTGTCAGCACGTTCATCAATGCGAGCATTGATATCTTTGCCTACGCCGAGAGTAATTCCATCCTCTGCCCATGCAAAGCATGTGCGGATGTCGTTGCTATCAACAGACAGACGGTTTGTCATAATGAAGCGGAAGCCCATGAAGGTGTCCACATCGCCAGATACCAACGCCTTAACGGTGTTGAAGTCTGATGAAGTTACTTGAGTTGTACCAAGCAAGTCTTCGATTTGCTTTGGCCCAACAGCAATGTAGCGTGGGATTGATGGGTCAACATCATTCAAGTCCATCTTACGCTTGGCTTCTGTCAGCTTTGCGATTGTCAGACCATCGTTTGACGAGGCAGAACCTACTGAGTTTGCCGTTGCATCAAGAGTTGCTGAACCTGAGCCAGTCTCACCAGTAGAGGCTGTACCGATTGCAGCAGCAATAACAACGTCATCCATCGCACGGCCCATAGCAGCCGCAGCAGCCATAGCGTATGAGGAAGTAGGGTCAATCAACATGCGAACCTTGTCTTGGTCGTCAATAAGGTCAGCATACTCGTAGTCAGCCAAAGACAGACGCCGTCTTCCATGAGGGGTGTCAATCTGTGGTGTGTCGGCATTTCTTGATGTGCGAAGCTGCGCTGTCGCTACACCAATCTGGTCGATGAAGGCATTCTTTCCAACAACATTCTCAATGCGCACCGCATCACGCAGACGGGAACCCATCTGCTGTGAGAGCATCTGCACGTTTGCAGAATACTGTTGAACAAATGCCGTGGTGATTTGTGATGACATAACATGTCTCCTATTTCACACGGTTACATTTATACTAATTGCGGTGTGCTACCCTTACGGACACCCCTAGATTTTTTAGCCCTTGTGGGGCTGTCGTCTTTCCGACTGGCAACAGGACGATGTGACTCGCTACCCTGCATGACCCACTCGTAGTATTTATCTGCGAGGTGGTCGGGATTTAAAACATCGCGTTGTGTGCCATACTCTAACGCGACCCTTAAACACTCTAGCCTTATCTCTACATCATCCATGAATGTAGTTCATCAGCTCTTGTACTCGTCCTACAGCCTTTTGACGGGCTGCGTAGTTTCGCCTATCTGTGTACTCAGGCGATTTCATAATGGCATCTGCCTCTGCCTGAGCCGTTTCCCTCGTCATAAACGAAGTCTGAGATGAGTCCGAAACTGTATCTTCACTTGTCACACTTTGCCTAAATTCTG